TACTGCGCATTGGGGTTGCCATTGCTTATCCTTTCGTTAGACCGAGACCGATGGGGCCGCGAATGAGTTATTAGAAATTACAACTTGAACGATTGTGTAAGCATCGCCCCACTGGTTTGTGTTTCCAGCTGGGTATGCAGTTTCACGACCGAGGCCAACAACACGAACTTGACCTTGATTACCTGTACCAACTGGGGTAGCCAAGAGAGCAGTTGTGGAGAAGCCAGCGCCACCAGTACCAATGGTATAACCATCAGTAACCAAAGAGCCTGCAGTTGTATCGAAGTTGTACTCTGTTCCTACAGCGTTTACGCTTGCAGAACCGTTAATTTGGATCTCATAGACCAAAGCTGGGTCTTGGAAAATCCAGAAAACGATTTGTGTAGCGGCAGCTAAAGAAGTTGCTGTAATAGACTTACCAACAGTACGACGACCTTCAGCGGTTGTATATTCTACACCGTCAAAAGAACCGTATACTTTGCCAGAAGCGGCAGTTTGGTTAGCAATTGTTAATTGGCCTGTAGTAGTGATCGCTACTGGTGTGTACTGGTAAAACGCCACTTGGGCGCCAGTCAACGAGTAAGGGGCACTGTAAGCACCAGCAGTAGTACTTGTGAGGTTGTAGTTGTTAGTGCCAACGAATGGCACTGAACGATCTAAACCACTTGGGTGGTATGCTGGCTTCAGACCAAAGGGTTGAAATGTTGCGGACATTTAGTTTCCTTTGTTTTTGTTTTTGAAGTTTGTTATTGGAAGCGAATATTGCTATTTGCTTTTCTGGCTTCCTTGTCCATTTCCAAAAGACCTCCTTCAAGAATCGATCTGCCACCTTTGCCACTTTCAGCAACACCACGGACCTGCTCCGTAATATTACGTTGGTGCTCGAGGGGATCCTCGAGGTGGAACATCTTCATCACTTCTTGATAGACTTCTTCTGGTAACTTGAAGAGAACCATTTCGTTACAACTAATACAGCCTTCAAACTTGCCCGAGCTCATCTTACCAAGTGCTTCAAAGCCTGTTCCTAATTCTCCGGCTTTCACTGGTTCATAACCCAACGCCATGCGTTTGTCGATACTGTCATAATTATTTGTGGTGGATAACCAACACAAATGGAACCCCGGGATTGCATCCTTGGGTAAATCTGGCAAAGCTGAGTTTTGCCATCTATCGCGGAACGCTTCGATACGTTCCCTATTTGATAAATCTTCTGCGCTTTCTGATCTTGCTTTAACTTCTTGTACTCGGTCAAGCAAGCGATCATCTAAGTCGCGTTTATTTCTTGGATTGGTTGCCATTTTAGTTTACCTTTATTAGTTACGGTTTTGTTTGTCGAACTGAGCATATGCGCGAATCATTTTGGCGCGGCGCGCTGGGTCATCCCAAGCACCTGCTTCTTTGATCGCCTCTACTCGTTCTCTGCTTAAAGTAATAGTGTTCGCGTTTTTGTTACTAGGGTTTGTTGTGCGGCTAGAAGCCGTTGGCCCTGTATTGCGATTTTTCTTTTCACCTTTTGACACATACCGATGAGGTAAACGTGACTGCAAACGACTGTCCAACTCGTCCCAATACTCCGGGTCTGCTGGATCCCATCCATCTGCGGCCAATTCTTGGTCAACTACACGGGCAATTTTGCTATCTGTATCTCTTGCCTGTGGATCAAACCATTTATTCTTTTGTAACCAGCTATCTGCATTTCTGCGTACTTCTGCAGCAACTGGGTTTGGTACATTTTGTTTTGGCTGTTTGGCAGCTTCTAACTGTTGCTTCTTATACTCTTGTACTTGAGCTAAACGCAACTTGGCATCTTGTAGCTGTTCTAAGTACTCGGCTTGCGCAACTGCATCTTGTGCCTGTGAAGCCTGCAACAACTTCATTTTTGCGTATTCAACGCGGGTCTGCTCATCTTCCAATGCTTTGTCCACTTGGGCAAACTTGTAAGATACAGTAGTACTTTCTACTTCGGCCAAACGACGCGCTAATTCTTCGTTGCGACGCTCAAGCGCAGTAATCTTGTTCTTTGCTGAAAGATCGCGCTGTTTCTTTAACTCTTTCTTGAGTTTGCGCTCTTCACGACGGGCTTCACGAATTGCTTCACGCTCTTCGTCTGTTTCGCCTTCTTCAGCAGCTTCGTCGTCTTCCCGTTCTTCTTCGGTGCGATCGTCGTGCTCTTCTTCTTTTTGTTTCGGTTCTTCATGTTCATCTAATAGATGATCATTATCCGGTTCAATGGCAGCAACAACGGTGCCGTCTTCTTTCTCCTTGATGGGGAGAATCTTTTCTTCTTTTTCTGACATACTTTTATCCCAAAAGTTAATTAATCTACAAACGCTTTCATTTTTTGTGCGGCTTCAAAGGATTTAATCTTTGAAATGATTTCACGGGCTTGTAGTGTAATAAACACTACAGGAGCACCTTCATCGCCTGCATCTACAACAAAACGATCACCGCCGTACTTGATAGTGCGAACTAAATCGCCAACTTTGCACCAAGGACCTTCTGGCCATGGAGTTAAGTCGTCTGGGCTCTTATATGCTAAGGGGCCAATATCACGTACTTTAGCTACAGTCTCGTTGAACTTTAGCGTCTGTCTGGTCTCATCAACTAAGATGATTCCACCTTTACTTGTGATCTTTTCGCGGCGTAACTGCACCAGTACTCGATCGCCAAGAATTTCTACACCCGGATCTACTTCAGGAAAACACTCTAACTCTGAGCGTAAATCTGGTTCGTCCTTTGCTTTTACATCAAACAATTTTCATTGCTCCTTAATCTTTACAGATCTTCGTCGTCCTCACTGAGGATTTGGTTTATAATATCGAGAGCTTCTATTAAACCCTCGCGTTTGCCCACTAGCCTTTGATAAGCATCAAATGAGTGGACATTGACCGCCGATGCTATGGCTGTCGTCAATTCTTTGTCAGCGCTTTTCAAGCGCTCTATGAGTTCTGAAATTAAATCTTTCATATACCTAGATATACAGAAATCTAGGTATATCCGCCCTAATTAATAGAAATTTCCGCCGCCGATTTCATTAAGGTTTTTATCTGGACCAACTTTAGAAGGTTTAGCCATCTTAGCTTGCGCTGCGCCAATCTTCCAGTTGTTGTCACGGTGTGATCCAGAGTTACCCTTGTCGAGTGATTTATCTTCTGGGCCGCCGCCGGAGCTTTGTTTGCCCATCTGTTTGTAGGTTTGACGGAAACCTAATTCATCTTTTGCCATTATTGTCCTTCAGTAGGTTGTTGTGGTGGTTGTAAAGCTGCTTGCTGCTGGTTTTGTTGTAGTTGCTGTACATGCTGTTGGTCTGCCAACTGTGCCTGCGCCTGATACTGCGCATCTTGTTGGGCTTGCTGCTTAACCATGTCAGCCTGAGCTTGGAAGTTTTGCTGCTCAATTGCTAAGCCATGCTGACGGATGTCTGCGTTGGACGCATTGATCGCTTCCATGGCTGACAGGTCTTGCTCATGCTCAAGCTGCATCTGTTGAGCATCCATTGCGGCGCCAGCTGTGATCATAGCAACACGCTCTTTAGCCGCGTTGTTGATGTTAGCCATTGCAATATCTGTGGCGTTGCGTTGGTTGTCGATGCTAGTCTGCGTTGTGTATTTAGCCTGCAACTCTTGAACTTTTTGCTGTAACTCAGCAACTTTAAGCTGGTATGACTGAGTAGCCTCTTGCATCTGAGCTTGCATCTTCGCTTGGAACTCTTCACTCTTGCGCTGTGTCTCAGCCATCTGTGTTTTAAGCAGTACTTGGGCTGTTGGATCAGCATTCATCGCGTTCTGTTGCTGAGCTTGCTGCATCTGCTGTACTTTTTGTACTAACTGCTGGATTCCGGGCTGGATACTTTGGAAAGTCATCTGAGAGTCATGTGCTACCAGTTGAGAGGCTAATGCCAAGGCTTGTTGGGCTTCAATATCGAGTGGTTGCTCTTCATTTAACTTAAATGCGTCGTGTCCGCCAGCTGCTGTGGCCACTGTAGCACGCATGTTTTGCAAATAGTGTAGCGTTAAGTGCTGTTTGATGTGCTCAATAGCGTGTGGTGCAAAAGCTGGCCCAATTAGTGGGTTGCCGCCGTAGTTTGGATCCTGAGCGTAGGCCATGTGCACCTTAATGTGGCTAATATGGTCTTGATCTGGGTAAGCTGCGGCTGGACGTCCCATAGTCATGGAAACGTTTTCCAGTGCTGGGTTGGATTCTTTAGCGCCCATCGGATTAGGCAATACTTCCTCAACAGCAGGAATCTTTAATTGTTGTAACACGCGGCGGTATACTGCACGCACATCAAACATACCGGGAGGTGCAGATGTTGCCATTTGCAACAGTGCTTGGTTTTGGGCTAAGCGTTGTGTTTCTGAAAAAATGTTAGGATCGGATACTGGGCGCACATCATTG